GAGGCATATACAGCAAAAAATTTGGGCGGAAGGGGGATAATCATGAAAAAATTAGCGTTTGATGACGTAAAAAGCGCAATGGAGAGTCTGGGAACGTATAAAAGCGAATATGATCCGCTGATCAATGTATATGTAGACCTATGGGAACAGTATATGGCGGTGCAACGTCGCTTAAAAGCGTCAAAATATGCCGCAAGCGTCGAAGGCACATCTGGCGCACCGAAGAAAAGCTATGATGTCGGGCAACATGAGTCGATTCGCAAAGATATACTGGCGTACTCCGATCGGCTGAAACTGAATCCGAAAGCTATGGATGAATCCCCTGAGACCGACACGGGGGGCGCGCTGGAAAAGGCGCTGGCAAGCCTTGAAACAGGGTAAAAACTGGCATGTAGTCCTAGAGTATGCCGAAAGTATACGTGATGGAAGAAAGATCGCATGCGTCGAACTGAAACAGGCCATTGACCGTTTCTTTCAAGATTTGGAAAATCCGGATTACTGGATAGACTATAAGGATCCTGAGTTTTGCATTGGCATCATAGAAAAGACGCTGTGCCATCAGCAGGGAGAAAAGTTGGACGGAACACCTTTGAGAGGAACGCCGTTTCTTTTGGAGCCATATCAAAAGTTCATCATATATAACCTTGTGGGATTCAAACTAAAAGGCACAAGCAACGTCCGCTTCCATGAGGCTCTAATCTACGTGCCGCGAAAGAACGGGAAGACGGGATTAGCTGCGGCCTTGGCGTGGTCTCTGTCGCTTCTGTACCGCAGGAGCGGGGCAAAGACATATATAGCGTCAGCTGCGCTCATGCAGTCTTTGGAAAGCTTTAACTTTTTGGCTTATAACGTTCGGCGCATGGGCGAGGACAAGAAAGGCCGCCTGGTCAAGATCATAGACAACAACAACGAACACTCAATGGAATCGTCTCTGCGGGACGGTTCCTTTTTTATCCGGGCGCTGGCGGCGAACCCGGATGCGCAGGATTCTCTGAATGCCAACATCGCCATATGTGATGAGATACACGCCTTTAAGCAGCCAAAGCAATATAACTTGTTCAAGGAGGCCATGAAGGCGTATACGAACAAATTGATGATAGGAATAAGCACAGCGGGAGACAATGAGCAGGGATTTCTGGGGCAACGGTTGAAGACGTGCCGGAAGATCCTGGACGGCACGCAGAAAGACGAGCAGTATTTCATCTTCATGTGCTGTGCGCCGGAGGGTGTGAAGGATGGAAGCGTGGATTTTACAAATCCGAAGATCCATGAAATGGCAAACCCGGGATACGGCGTAACGATCCGTCCGGAGGACATACTGAACGACGCACTGCAGGCGCAGAATGAACCGCAGCAACGCAAGGACTTCTTTGCGAAGTCTCTGAATGTGTACACGAATGCAGTGAGGGCGTACTTCAACATCGACGAATTTAGAAAAAGCGATAAGCAATACGGATGGACGATGGAGCAGCTTGCGCGGCTGCCGATAAGCTGGTACGGCGGCGCGGATCTGTCAAAGCTTCACGATCTTACAGCAGCGGCGCTGTATGGATCATATAACGGCGTTGACATCATCATCACGCACGCCTTCTTCCCGGTCGTGGCTGCACATCTTAAGGCAGATCAAGACAACATTCCGCTTTTCGGGTGGCAGGATGACGGCTGGCTGACGATGTGTAATAGCCCAACAGTAAACCATGCGGATGTGGTCAACTGGTTCATCAAAATGCGGGACATGGGATTTAAGATCAAACAGATCGGACATGACAGAAAATTCTGCCGAGAGTATTTTATCGGAATGAAACAAGCGCATTTTAATGTCATAGATCAGCCGCAATACTATTACAAGAAGAGCGAAGGTTTTCGGCACATCGAGAAGATGGCAAAAGATGGAAACTTATACTATATGCATTCTGAGGCGTTTGAGTACTGCGTCGAGAATGTTGCTGCGGTCGAGAAGACGGACGACATGATCCAGTACGAGAAAGTGCAGCCAGAACATCGCATAGATCTATTTGACGCGAGCGTTTTCGCTTGCGTTCGATATCTTGAAAATTTGGAACGGAGCAAAAAGGCAAACGCCTGGTTTGGGAGGGATCAAGAATGAGTAAGGAAAAGAAGAAAAAGAAAACTAGGGCGGAGCCTACACAGAAGAGATCCGTCGCATGGATGTGTAGTCAGGACGCTTTCGATGTGCTGACATGCAGGGGATACACGAGGCTACAGGATAACCCAGAGATCATTGCTGGTGTTACAAAAATCGCATGGCTGATCGGATCCATGACAATCCATCTCATGCGCAACACGGATGATGGTGATATACGGGTAAGGGACGAACTGAGCCGAAAGATAGATATCAATCCAAGCGCGAACATGACGAGGTCAACGTTTATACAATGGATCATCAAGACGTTGTATCTAAACGGAGCAGGAAATGCCATAATATGGCCGAAGTTTAGGGCTGGCTATCTGCAAGACTTGCGTCCAGTTCCGGCGGAGATGGCGTCTTTCGTGCCAGAAGGTATATGGGACTATAAGATCGTTATCGGAGGGAAGGAATATGATCCCGATCAGGTCTTGCATTTCATCCTAAATCCTGGCGATCTATATCCTTGGCAAGGAGAGGGATTGCACGTCGCGCTGATGGATGTAGCAAACAATCTCAAACAGGCAGCAGAGACAGAAAAGGGATTTATGTCGTCGAAGTGGAAGCCGTCGATCATCGTCAAGGTTGATGGCCTAACGGATGAGTTTGCAAGCCCGGAAGGGCGCGGTGAACTGTTGAGGCAGTACATAGACACGACGGAAGCAGGAGAGCCGTGGATGATCCCGGCAGATCAGTTCTCTGTCGAGCAGATCCGGCCTCTTTCCCTGGCTGATCTGGCGCTGTCCGATATGGTGCAATTGGACAAAAAGACTGTAGCTTCTATTTTGAGCGTTCCGTCTTTTCTTTTGGGAGTCGGAGACTTCCATCGTGAAGAATGGAACAACTTCATTTCCTCAACGATCATGCCTCTTGCACAGATGATCGAGCAGGAGATGACAAAGAAGCTGCTGTATAGCCTGGATCTGTATTTCCATTTTAACCCGCGAAGTCTATATAGCTACGAACTGCGAGACCTGTCCGATATAGCGGGCGGGCAGTTTGACAGAGGTCTGATGACGGGAAACGAAGCCAGAAACTGGATCGGTCTGCCGCCTAAAGAAGGGCTAAACAATCTGACGATCCTTGAAAACTATATCCCGGCGGAGATGATCGGACAGCAGGGCAAGCTGACCGGAGTAGAGACGGAAGGTACAGAGGAAACACAGGAAGAGGAAGGTGGTGAGGCGGAAGATGGAACGCAGAACAATCAAGAGTGATCGAGCGTTTGAGACGCGCGAGGCGGATGGAAAGCGATATATCGAAGGATATTTCTCGGTATTCGATAAGCCGTATGAGGTGTGTAGCGGATGGATCGAGACTGTCGCGCCAGGAGCCTTTTCGCGGACGCTTGCGGAAAACCATGATGTCAAGGTGCTATGGAACCACGATACAAATATCGTGATGGGCAGTACTGAGAACCGGACGGCGCATCTGAAACAAGATGAATACGGCTTGCGCGGACGGGATGAAATCAACGAAGATGATCAGGACGCGAGGAACGTATACGCAAGAATCGAGAGAGGCGATGTGCGCGGCTGTTCCTTCGGATTTGATATCCGCGGCATGGAAGAAAGCTGGGACGAGGACGGAACATATAGGACGCGCCTAACAGATGTGGAACTGTACGAAGTCAGCCCATGCACTTTCCCGGCGTATGAGCAGACTAGCATCTCAGCGAGAAATCGAGAAAGCCTGGAAGAGGCGAGAAAACGCCACGAACAGGCGAAGGAAGAAAAGATAAAAAGATGGCGCGAGGATATGAAGAAGCGCCTGAAAGGAGAGTAAAAAAGATGGCACTAAAGCAGATCATGCTGAGAAAGCAGATCGAAAAGAAGAAAGCGGAGCTGGCTGCGCTGATCGAGAAGGACGAGGATTTTAAGAAGCGGGAAGCGGAAATCGAGGCATCTATCGATGAAGCAAAGACAGATGAAGAGCAGGAGGCGGTCGCTGAGGCTGTGGATGCGTTTGAGGAGGAGAAGGCGCAGTATGACGCAGACAAGGAAGGATTGCAGAACGAGATTGACGGCCTGGAAGCAGACCTGGCGGAAGCTGAAGCAGAACCCGCGCCAGTAGTAGAGCGCGGAGTGAAAATCAAAAACGAAAGGAAGATTGAAATGGTGGATGTAAACATTCGGGCGCTGCCTGCACGCGTGCGTGCGTTTGATGCGCTGCCTTTGCAGACGCGGGAGGATATCGTAAAAAGAGAGGATGTAAAGAATTTCCTGGACAAGCTGAGAAGTTACAAAGGGCAGTCCAGGGCGATCCAGGGCGGAGATCTGGAAATTCCTGTTGTTTTCATGGAACTGATTTCAGAAAACCTGTACAGATATAGCAAGCTGTTGAATCGCGTTCGCGTTCGTTCTGTACGCGGAGAAGCACGCCAGACTATCGCGGGTACTGTGCCGGAGGCAATCTGGACTGAAATGTGCGGAGCGATCAACGAGCTGTCCTTCCAGTTTAACCAGGTGACTCTTGACGGATATAAGGTAGCTGGATATGTACCTGTATGCAACTCCTTTCTGGAAGATACCGTGAGCAACTTGGATCTCGCTTCCTGGATCGTCGAGATGATCTCAGAGAGCATCGGACTTGCGGAGGATAAGGCGATCCTGTATGGTAAGGGATCCGCTGCGCATATGCCGCAGGGTATCGTTACCAGACTGGCGCAGACTTCTCAGCCTGCTGGATATCCCGCTAACGCACCTGCGTGGGTAGACTTGCACGAAACAAATATTATTAAGATTGACGGAACAACGGCAACTGGCGCGGAGTTTTGGAGCCAGCTGATGCTTGCCGCCGGAACAACGTTCACGCGTTACAATCGCGGCTCTATGTTCTGGGCGATGAACAGTAAGACTTATGCGCAGCTGCGGTCTAAGCTAATCACTTTCACCGCGTCCGGCGACATCGTGGCGAACCTGTACGGCTCTCTGCCGATCATCACTGGCGACGTGGATGTGCTGGAATTCATTCCTGACGGAAATATTATCGGCGGATATGGTGATCTCTACTTGTGGGCAGATCGCGCATCTATCCAGATCGAATCCTCTGAGCATGTGCAGTTCTTGCAGGACAACACCGTTTTCCGCGGAAAAGCACGCGCTGACGGAGCACCGATCATTCCTGGCGCATTTGTGGCGATCAATATTAATAACGCAGAAGTGACTACGGCGATAGACTTCGCGGCGGATACTGCTAACGACGCTGACTTGAATGCACTATCCGTAGGCGGAAATACTCTTTCCCCGACGTTCGATCCCAAAGTGCTGACTTATAGCATCGCGACCGCAAGCGCGGACACTGCTAAAGTTGAGGCAACTACTGCACAGGCTGGCGCGGAGGTGGCTATTAGCTATAATGGCGCGAATGTCCGTAACGGCGGGACTGTGACGCTGTTGAAAGACGACACAGCGCATCCGCTGACTGTGACGGTTAAGAATGGAAATGCCGTCAAGGTGTATACGGTGAACATCACGCGCGCAAGCTCGTAAGGTGACAGAGGATGACAAAGGATGAAAAGCTGATCTTGTTGAAGCAGGATCTTCAAATGCTGACATCCTCAAACGATGCTTTTTTATCTTCCCTTCTGGACGCCGCACAAACGGCGATCCAGAGGGAGGGTATAAACATCCCGGAAAACGATGTAGACATCAATCTGTGTATAGTGCAGTACGCGGCGTATCTTTTCCGCAAGCGAGCGGGGACGGATACGGCAATGCCTAGATTTCTCCGCTACCGGTTGAACAACATATGGTTATCGCAGCATGTCGGAGGTGAGTCGGGTGACGTTTGATGACGGGATACTGACCATATACGACGCAAAAAACGAAGCGTATACAGGGCTTATGCCGAAAACCGTTCTTTATGAGAAAGAGCGGTTTTATTTTTCATTTGATGCGCTGGGGATATCGAGATACTACACGGCGTTGCAAGCGAACCAGAAAATTGAGGCAGTTGTAAATGTTCCGGGATGGCCTGACATATGCGCGACGGATATATGCGCGCTAGAGGATGAACGGCAGTACAGGATTGTTATGCGCCAGCCTACGCTGGACGATCAGGGGCTGCGTGTAACGAAGCTTTCCCTGGAAAGACTGGGTGATAAGTATGAAATTTTCGAAGCAGATGACGGAGATCCCGAAGATTCTCAGCCAGATAACGCCTAACGTATGGCATTATGAAGCTATGCAGCAGACGGATCAATATATCGTATGGGCAGAAGACGGAGAAGGAAGTTCCGTAGAAGCAAACGATCATAAGACTGAACAAAGTATAACGGGAACTATTGATCTCTATACTATGACGGAGTTTGATCCAGCAGCGGATGCGATACAAGAGGCGTTAAAAGAAAATCATATTTCTTTCTATCTCAATTCCGTCCAATACGAAAGCCGTGATGAAGGGTATGCGGGGCATATCCATTATGAATGGGTTTTTGAGGTGGCGTGATGGCGAAAATTGAGTTTACTGGCATCTGGGAATATTCAAAGGTTCTCGAAGCGCTGGAAAACGAAAGTGAGAGCATCATAAAATCCGCTGTGTATAAGGGAGCGGCGCTTGTGGCTGATGAGATCAAGAATGGGATTAAATCGTTGCCTATACAAGAGGGCGCAAACGGTCTACCGCCGATGGGAACGGCGGAAAACAAATTACATGGAGTGAGCAGGCGGCAGAAAGCGGATCTGATAGACTCTTTTGGTCTTGCGCCTATTGAGAATGATGGAGGATATATCCAGACAAAGGCTGGCGTGTCGGGGTATGGAACAGTTCCGACAAAGAAATATCCGAATGGTGTTCCTAACGTGATGCTGATGCGGAGCATTGAGAGCGGGACAACATTCCGAGAAAAGAACCCAATTTTTAGAAAAGCAACAAACAAAGCGCGAAAACGCGCTGAAGCAGTAATGGAGGCGGAGATAGACGATCAACTCCGCAAACGTTTTGAATAGGAGATGAAATAATGGCGATTAAAGGCTTAACTAATCCGGTCATTGGGCAGTACAGCTACAATGGAAGCACTGTATCGTATGAACAGGGCTTTGTTTGCGGGCATGCTATCGAATACAGCCTAGAGATCGAAACATCCGATGATAATCCGCTGTACGGAGATGATCGGATTATCGAAAATGATTACGGGACTTTTAATACTGGCACACTGACGCTAAACACAAGCGATCTGACGCAGCAGCTGTCAAAGATGCTGCTGAATCTGAAAGAAGTGCAGGTGGGAATAGGAGAAGATGCCACGGTTACGGAGTTGGTATATGACGACGACGCAAAGCAGACACCGAAAGGATTCGGCATCATTGAAACACACCAGATCAACGACGCGAACAAATATCGAGCGATTGTGCTGTGCAAAGTAACTCCACATATCCCGGCGGAAGCCGCAACTACTAAAGGCGAGACGATCGAGTGGCAGACGAAAGAAATCGAGTTCTCTGTCGCAAGGTCTGACGAGGATAGCGCGAACTACAAGCATCCGTGGATGCGAGATGCGTGGTTCGACACGCACGCCGCAGCGCTGAACTATCTAAAATATGTGCTCAACGCGCTGGATGAGGTAGTGGCAACATCTACACCGGGATCTACGACGGGGCAGACGGTGATCACAATTTCTAATCCGGTGGCCGGGGCGTCGTATAAGTACAGCACGACGGGGCCATATCCTGCGTTCCAAGAGGATTTGACGGAGTGGACAGATCTGACAAGCGAAGCATCTATCGCCGCAACAAACGGATCCACGCTATACGTGGCGCAGGTGGATACCAGCAAGAAAGCCGTAGGAGCTGGAACAGTGACTGTAAACGCAAAGACGGAATAAAAAAACAGGAAGGGTGGAGATAAATTATGAATAGAATTGTTTACGTAAAAATTGCGGGAAAATCTTATCCAATGTCTTTTTCTTTGGGAGTTTCGAAGAAAATAGTGCAAAAATTCGGATCACTATCGGCATTGCAGACGGCAATGAGAAAGAAAAGCGGGGATGAAACAAAAAACATTGATACGGTTCTATCCCTTCTGTCTATGTTGATCTCACAAGGATGCGCATATAAAAACTATTTTGAAAAAGATATGCCTGTGCCGGAGGATGCGCCGATAATTGATGGGAAATGGACTCCGCTGCCGGAGGAAGTTTTAGAGATCGCAATAGGCATCCAGGACATAGAAGAGATCGCGAAGAAAATAGAAGAATGCCTGGATGTAGGGACGAAGAAAGAAGTAAAGGCAGTATCTACGTCAAAAAACGCAAAGACCACACAGGGGGCGTAAAGTCCTCTGTGTGGCTTGAGGTATCAGCGAGAAAGGCGGGTATACCGTACCTGGAATACGCCTGCATGCCACTTGGCGAACTTTCGGACTTTCTGGACTTTTATGCTGTTTCGGAAGGGAACGGAAAACTGACGGAGATACGTGACGATCAGTATATACCGGGGGTGAGGTAGTGGCATATGATATCGGGCCTCGAATAGGCATACAGGGCGAGGCTGAATTTAATCGCCAGATAAAACAGATCAATGACGCGCTGAAAGAGTGCGGATCTGAAATGAAAGCCCTGACGGCGCAATATGAGGACAACGCCAATTCGCAAGAAGCATTGATCCGCAAGTCGGAGAATATGCAGACGGAGCTAGACTTGCAACGGAAGAAGATGGAGCTGCTGCAAGGACAGTACGATAAGCAAGTCGATAAGCTAAAAGAGCTGGCGGATGCATATCAGCAGGCCGTGCGTGAGAGCGGAGAACTATCAAAAGAGGCACAGACTGCGCAGAAAGCTTTTGATAAGCAGGCGTCCAACGTCACGAAGCTGAAAGTTGCGATGAACGAGACGGAGACGTACGCGACGCGATTAGAAAACTCCATCGACAAAGCCAACACAGCCCTGGAAGAGATGGAGAATGGAACGCGGGATGCGGAGACGGGGTTGAGCAAGCTGTCCGATGCTGCGGACGATGCATCCGGCAGTCTTTCCAGCATCGAAAGATCAACGAAGGCAGAAGCCTTGCAGAGCGTGTCTGACGGAATAGCTGGAATCGCTGATGCGATGGGGGAAGTCGCGGAAAATTCAAAAGAGTATCTAAAGATATCCGGCCAGCTAGAGGCGTCCTCTCAGCGCCTAGGATATACGACAGAAGAGACGGAGCAAGTCTATAAAAGCCTATATGGCGTTCTAGGCGACCAGCAGACTGCAGCGACGGCGACAGCTAACCTGCAGGCGCTAGAACTGGAACAGGAAGATCTAGTCGAGATGACGGAGTTAGCCATAGGCGCATGGGCACAATATGGTGATTCTATCCCGATTGACTCCCTGGCGGAGTCTATCAACGAGACTGCACAAGTCGGAGAAGTGACAGGTACGCTTGCAGATGCGCTGAACTGGGCGGGCATCAACGAAGATGCTTTCAACGAAAAGCTAGCGCTGGCTTCTAGTGAATCGGAAAGAGCGCAGATGATCATGGAAGCCCTAAAAGGTCAAGGGCTGGATCAAGTCGCACAGGGTTATCGCGATACCAACAAGGAGCTGATAGCGTCTAACGAAGCGCAATCGGACTACGATGAAGCGATGGCGGAGTTAGGACAAGAACTATTGCCAATCGTGACGGAGGCTATGAGCATGGCTGCCGGAGCAATCCAGGGAGTCGTGACGTGGTTTCAGAGTCTGCCGGGGCCTGTGCAGGAGGTTATCACAGTCATTGGCATAATCGTAGCCGTTCTAGGTACGGTTGCGCCAGTTATTTTGACAATTGCCGCCGCCGTTACAGCGTTAAATGTTCCACTTATGCCGCTAATCGCTATCATCGGAGCGGTTGTCGGAGTTATAACGACGATAGTGCTAGCAATACAGAACTGGGGCGCCATCATGGAATGGCTGCAGGGTGTGGCTGACACTGTATGCCAGGCCGTCGGAGCCGCCTGGGAATGGGTAGTGACAACAGTCGGCGGATTTCTAGAATCCATATGGCAAACCATGCAGGACGTATGGAACGGAATTGTAGAGACCGTGAGCGGAGCGTTATCCGCCATCTGGGAATTTATAACGTCCGTCTGGAACGCGATATGGGACACGATTTCATCCGTCTTAAGCTCCATTTGGGACACAATTACGTCCATCTGGAATAGCATCACTTCGACGATTAGCTCCGTCTTGTCCGGCATATGGAACAAAATAACGTCAATATGGAACTCTATATGGGATACGATCAGCGGCGTCATGTCAAACATATGGGATACCATTAGCAGTATCTGGGATAATGTTAAATCATTCATTTCTAACACAATTGACGGAATTAAAACGAACGTAAGCAACGTGTTTAATAACATCGTTGATGGTATAAAAAGTATTCTTGGCCGCGTGACAGACGTGGTGAAAAACGGATTTCAGGGAGCGATTGATTTTATAACCGGCTTGCCAGGGAAGGCACTGCAGTGGGGCAAGGATTTTATCAAGGGAATAGCTGACGGAATTACGGCGGCTATTGATTGGGTTGTTGACGCAGTGAGCGGAGTTGTCGATACCATCACATCATGGCTACATTTCTCGCGGCCAGATAAAGGCCCGCTTCACTATTATGAACAATGGATGCCTGATTTTATGAAGGGGTTAGCGAAGGGTATGACGGACAATATCGGTATGATCGAAAATGCCGCGTCTAAAGTGTCAGGAACCATTGAGGGAACTATAAGTGGACGTGTCGGAGAAATGGAAGCGAATGCGGCGACGGTAAGAGCTACAACATATACGATTGACGGCGACACAATTGTGCTTGACGGTAAAGCAATCGGAAAATCCGCCACAAAGTATATAACGACGGAGCAAACGAATAATCAGGCGGCGAAAGGAAGGAGGATGCGCCATGTATAGTATCAGTTTTAACGGAATTGATTGTTTACAGTATGGAATTATCCCTGTTCGGCGTCCTTCTATCCCTGCGCCCGAACTGCGCGTGACGGAAACGACAATACCTGGGAGAGATGGCGTTTTAACAGAGACAGATGGCACATACAGCCCTATCACAATACCGATTGAACTTAACTTCATGCGCGGAGATAGGAACTGGGGCAATGTTTTTCGCCAGGCAAAGAAGTGGCTGCGTGGAAGCGGCTGGCTCATCATGTCGGACGATCTGCTGTATCAGTACAAGGTTTATTACTGCAAGATCACAGACACGGAGCGCACAAGCCGAAAGATTGGTACATTTACGGCAGAATTTGTGTGTGATCCGTACACCTACGTTCGAGACGGACAAAAAGAGTATGCATCGGATGAAGTGACGGAGAATCCATACTCCGTCTCTCATCCGATTTATATTTTATCTGGATCTGGGACATGTACATTGACGGTGAATGGAAACACAATGCAGGCTACAGTGAACAATAAGATGACGATCGACACGGATTTAATGATTGCATATAACGATGACGGAGTAAATCAAAATAATCTTTTAACAGGAGATTATGAAGATCTTTACCTACAAGAAGGAACGAACGCAGTTAGCTTAACAAGTGGATTCACTGTATCCGTCATACCGAATTGGAGGGTGCTATGATACAGATTTATAATCCGTCAAACACGAATTTTGGCAAAAATGGAGATATGGTACTTTTCCCTATGTCAGCAACATCAAACTTAGTGTTGAACGGATCATGGTCTGCGGAGTTGGTGCATCCGCTGGATGATAGGGGACGGTATAAATATATCGTCGAAGAAGCCGTTGTAAAAATGCCGGGATACAACGGCGATCAGCTATACAGAATTAAATCCGTCGAGAAATCTGATTCAGGAGTAACGGCTGAAATGGAGCCGATTTTTTATGATTCTATGGATGATTGTTGGTTGACGGATATAAGGCCGACGAACGACACGGGACAGGAAGCGTTGACGGCGATGCTTGCGCCGAATAGCAAATACAGCGGACAATCCAATATAATGAATATTTCAACGGCATACTACCAGAATATGAATTTTATGGAAGCGTTGAACGGCGACATAGATCAAAGTTTTATAAAGCGCTGGGGCGGAGAAATCATATTTGATAATTTCTCCGTCATCGTAAATACAAGGGCTGGCGCGGATCATGGAGTAACGCTACAGTATGGCAAGAATATCCCGGAAGACGGCATGAGCATCAGCGTTGATACTCGGGACGTCGTAACGCGGATATATCCGGTCGCATATAACGGTCGCATGATGAACGGAAATGGGTACGTTGACAGTCCGCTGATAGCGAATTACCCGACGATCAAGACAGCAAAAATGGAATTTGAAGATGTAAAACTGATCGATGATGCGGAGGAAGGCGATGAAGATGACGGAGTTATCATATGCGCAACACAAACAGAATTGAACGCCGCATTGACACAGAAGTGCAATGAACAGTATGCCGCCGGAATCGATAAACCAACGGTGACGATTGAAGCTGACATGGTTATACTTGCTAAAACAGATCAGTATAAACAGTACCAGATCATTGAGAATGTTTCTCTCGGAGATACCATACATTGCAAAAATGAACATTTAGGGATCACAACGGACGCAAGAATCATAGAACTGACGTATGATGCGATCAATAAAAAGGCGACGTCCGTCGTTATCGGAGATTATGAATATAATTATTTTGACGGAGTAACGTCATCCGCCGACAAGATAGATAATGTTATCACCCCTAATGGAAACGTTATGGCGGAGAAAGTACAAGGAATTCTAAACGGCATATACACGCAACTACGCCTGCAGTCTACAGCCGCGCAGAAGGTTGACGGAATAGCCTTCAAAATAGAAGACTTGGATCCTAACAGCCCGATGTATGGCGCTATGGTTTTCGGGACACAGGGCTTTCAGATCGCAACAGCTAGGACAGCTGACGGAACGGACTGGGACTGGAAGACCTTCGGCACAGCAAAGGGTTTTGTGGCCGATTATTTGATCGGCGGAATCCTTGCATCGCAAAACTATCAAGAAGGCGTGCAGGGTTTTAAGATGAACCTGAACACGGGTGAGGCAGATATCCCATCGCTGGAAATCGACACAAGCCACCTACAGGTACAGATCACAGAACTGCAAGGCGACGTCGGCGGCCTGCAAACGAGTATGACAGAGGTTCAGGGAGATATCACAGACATAAATGGCGATATTGGGAACCTGCAAGCAGACGTTGACGGAGTACAGAACGACGTAGACAACTTGTCGAAGACAACTACGCAAAAATTCACGGAGATCGAGGCGGATGTAGACGGCATCACGCAGACCGTCGGACAAGTACAGACATCCGTCACAAAAGCGCAAAATACGGCAGACAAAGCGCAGGACGACGTGGATGCGCTAACAACGACGGTCAACACGCAGTTCACGCAGGTAAATCAGACGACGGATAGCATATCTCAGACGGTCGGCAGTATCCAGCAGGTGACGGACGCGCAGAGTGAGTCTATCTCGCAGCTCAATACGTCGATCAATGGAGTTCCGGAACTGATCGAGAATGCATTGGATGAATCAGGGCTGACGGAGTTAAAGGCGCAGGTGTCGTCCATAGAGCAGGAAGCGGATCAGATAAGGATCGAGCTGACAGAGGTTTCACAGTACGGTGATACCGTGGAGCAGATCAACAGGTTCTTCGATTTCCTGCAGGCAGGATTAAAGATCGGCCTTGACGGAAGCCCGTTTTATACCCTGTTAAACGAGACGGAGCTGGGCTTTTACGAGAACGGAAACCGCGTCGCGTATATCAGCAACAACAGCCTATATATTTCATCTGCGCGGATCCAGAACGATTTGATCTTGGAAAATCCAGCGTCCGGAGACCTGGTGCGCTGGTATGTAGACAGTGCGGGTTATGTGTGCCTGCAGTCTACATCCGCATGACGGGAAAGGAAGAAGGTGAATCATGGCACTGAGTGGAACTATAAACGGAACCACGTCTAACAGCGGCATCAAATCGCGTATCGAGTGGTCGGCGGTGCAGGACATCAACGCCAACACATCGACGATCACGGCGAAAGGCATACTGTACTGGACATCGAACCTGAGTACATGGGGCACAGGTACCTACTATATGTCCATAGACGGAGTACAGGGCAGTAACACAGTATACGCGGAGATATCCTATAATTCAAATACCGTCGTTATCACGTACACACGGACTGTATCGCATAATGCAGATGGAACAAAGTCACTAGTCCTGGACTTCTCGGGCGGCATCAGCGGCACGACACTGACTAGCATAGACTGTCAGGGGATGATCACGCTTGACACGATCCCACGTGCATCCAGCTTTTCGATTCCTTCCTCCGTCAACATGGGCAGTGATCTGTCCGTCAGCATCACGCGAGCATCACCGAATTTCACACACGACGTAACGCTGACTTTCAGCGAGCAGACAGTAGAGGCATCCAACGTCGAAACATCCGCAACGCTGGCCGTCCCTATCGGCTGGGCATCGCAGATCCCTGATGCCACGAGCGGGACGGGAACGGTGACAGTGACGACGAAGAACGGCAGTACGATAATCGGGACAACGTCAAAAAAGATCACGGTCACTGTTCCGTCATCGGTGGTACCGACGCTAACACTGGCAACAGCGCTAGTGACGGGGTATAGCGGGCTGTATCTGCAGGGCGTGAGTAAGTGCAAGCTGACCGGAACGGCGGCGGGAGTATACGGATCCACGATCGAATCCATATCCTACAGTGGTGCCGGATATACTGGATCCGGGACGACGTACACGACGGGAGTCCTAAACGTCACGGGCGACATCACTTTTACGGCTACGGCAACGGATTCACGAGGCCGGACGGTGACAAAGCAGGCTACGATCACAGTCATAGCCTACAACAAGCCGAGTATATCCAGCTACAGCGCGCAACGTAGCAATAGCAGTGGAACGCTACAGGTTGACGGAACATATCTATCCGTCAGGGCGACGTTTTCCTGTGCATCGGTCAACGGCAAGAACGCGGTGAGCTGTAACGTCAGCTATAAGAAATCTACAGCCAGCGCATGGAGCGGCACAACGGCGCTAACGTCGAATACGGCGAAGACGATAGGCGGAGGCAGCATCACACTAAACGAGTTTTGGCAGGTGCGTTTTGTAGTACAGGACAGTGTCGGCACATCTCTTAATTTATCTCCGACGACGGTCACGGTGGATATCCCCACGTCCGCATACAGGGCCGTTTTCGGCGAAGATCGGAGCGGGTTCGGTCAGTACCCGGAGGGCGCCGGAGCGTGGTTCGCATATCCGGTGCATGCGGATAGTTTTGTGGGTGCGCTGACGGGAAACGCTGTGAGCGCGACAAAAGTAGCTCGCATCGATCAAGACAGCGATGATACATCAGGCGCGGATATAACGGCGTTGATGAAGAAAAAAGTAGATCTGATCCGAACCTTAGCGAATGGGCAGGACGGAGTATATGTCATACACGGTGGCTGGTCTGGCATGGGCTGGGGCTTTACGATCGGCGCACATTTTGCTAGTGCAAACGTGACGGACGCAGTTTTCTTCCAGGGAGCGGAGATCGACACGATCCGAAAGAACGGGAACAACTACGGCGCAGTGCAAGTATATAAGCCGTAAGCATGACGGAGATATAATAGGAGGTATATAATGCTGGAATTTTATGTGACAAAAGGTCAAGAACTGAAACGGTTAGATCACGACGTTGTTTCTGCAGATACGACGGATCTAAAAGCGCAGTTTGACCTAACGTCGGACTTCACAGGTACAATCACGGTCTGGTGGCGGCGATCCGATAAGCCGGGCAGTACGTGGACATCTACGTTGTCGGGGAATCAATGTACGATCCCCGCTGAAGCGCTGTCTGCGGCGACGGATAATGTCATGTATGGCCAATACGATCATTTTGTATTTGTATCTATATCGGATACTGGCCGCACTACATCGTCGGAATGCGAAATCAAGGTGAGCAAATCTGCGTTTTCCACAAACTCCACGCCCGGCACAGGCGGAAGCCCGACGGCCTATGAGGAGCTGGTCGAGCAGTTTGACGAACTGAAGGCGGACAATCAGACTTTCAAGGACGATATGACACAGCAACAGACGGAATTCGAAAGCACTGTGACGGAGAACGTGGACAACATCCGTTACGTCGTCGAGACCGAGACAGCCCCGCCGATCATCGACGAAGCATCCGGCGCGGAGATAACACTGGACGACAGCGCATACAGACAGGTGCGGGATCTGCAGCTATACGGCTACAGCAAACAGATACAGACGACGGGTGCGCAGCTATATGATGCTAATAGCAATGCTAATAGCGTTTCCGGAGTGATGCTATATATAGATGATGACGGGTATGTCATCCTTAACGGAACTGCCACAAACGATGTTTTTTTTAACTCTAGCGTCGAATCCCCATTTTCTGGGAATGTATATGTATCCATGAACAATATCACTGTAAACGGAAACGTCATTTTCAGATTTCTAAATGAAGGCGGAGCAATCATAAATAATTTTGCGCTCGACGCTGTAAGTAAAACTGCAAGTTATAATTTAATGGAAGCTGTTCACACGATGACTATCAGAATTGCAAATGGCACAACACTAAACAACTTCAAAATGAGGCCGATGATCAACTCCGGCTCATCCCCTTTACCCTGGGAACCCTACTCCGGCGGCGTCGCATCCCCGTCACCGGACTGGCCGCAGCCTATACACAGCGTGGCAGATGAGGTGAATTTGTTAAACTTGAATAAGTCCGTATCTAGTACCTACGCCGGTATCACTGTAACATCTAATGGCGATGGATCATTTTCGTACAAGGGAACAGCCACCGAACAAAATATTAACGTTTGGCTAGCAGGAAACTACGGAGTTGAAACACCGGTTATATCGCTAAAAAAAGGGGAGTATGGGGCTCCAAACACAGAGGCTCTGTTTTATAACGGCACTACTTATCTAAATCAATTCAATGTTATATCTGTTCCAGACGGAGGTATGGATATAACAGGGATAAGGGTGCCAAGCGCGAAAATAGGAACATCTTATGATAAAACAATTTATCCCATGCTTAACGTCGGTTCCACCCCCCTCCCCTGGCGTCCCTACGGCCACAATGTGACGGTGCGGAGTGCGGGGGCGCAGCTGATTGATTCTGAAGTCTTCAAAAATGCAACTTCAAACGGAGTAACATCTGAAATTGATAATGACGGATATATTGTTCTAAATGGAACAGCAACTGCTATAACATTTTTTGCAACGCCAATATCTTTAAATTCTGATCAGCAGTTCTTTATATCAGCTAATAACCCTTACGCCAATGCGGATATTGCACTTCGCTTATCAGTCGCTGACGGAAGCGTTGCAACAACGGACTTTCCTCTTGCGACGGTAAATGGAACAAAAGAATGGACGACTAAAAAAAATGCAGCAAATTTCACTATCAGAATTCAAGATGGAACGACATTAACCAACTTCCGCCTGCGTCCCATGCTGAGCAAAGGCTCTTCACCTCTTCCCTGGCAGCCCTACGTCACCCCATCCTCCGCGCTGATCACCTTGACGGACTCTCTGCGCGGCATCCCAGTAGACAGCGGCGGCAACTACACGGACGAATCGGGCCAGCAGTGGATCGCGGACTATATCTATCGCCGTCAGACGGACGGGAAGTGGATGCTGTGGAGGAACTGCGGGGAGGCAGAGTATGACGGAAGCGAGGATGAAGCGTGGACGTTGTCATCTAATCTTGCCGGAAGATATATTACTTCCATAGAAAATGCCACAACTTATGCAAATGCTTTATCCGATAATTTTATAAATATAAAAACGAGTGATTGGAAAAAATTGGGCGGATTTGTTATTGAAGACTTAGCTGGACACTCATACTTTAACACTCAAATATCAACTCTTGAAGCCTGGAAGGCCTGGCTCTCTGCAAATCCGCAAAATGTCGTCTACCAGCTCGCCACGCCGACCATCGAAGAACTGCCGGAGGACGTGCAGGCGGAGCTGAACGGGTTGTATACGTACAATCTGCACACGGATATGTGGAACAACGACGGAGCATATATGAACCTGAAGTACGTCGCAGACACAAAGACATGGATAAACAACAAGATTGCCGGACTATCCACGGCGATGCTGAATCAAAACTAATGGAATGACGGAGGTAATGGACATGTACGAAGTGATTAGAAGTGTGATTGATAGTGGAGACTACGAGCTAACAGCGATGCTGGCGAAGATCGACACGATGTGGGTCAAGGGAAAGCTGACAGAGGAGCAACATGCGGAGTTGATGCAGTACGCACGAGATAAAGCGGATCCCGTCAACAGCTACAAACCTTTGCAAGAACGGCTGGACGCTGCAATGACTGAGATTGACGGGCTGAAAAGCACTGTGCAGGCCCTGGCAGATCGAGTGTATAAGCTGGAAAATCCAGGCGAGGAGCCGGAAGAGCCTACAGATCCAGAGGAACCGGAAGAATGGCCGGAGTACGTGCAGCCGACGGGCGCGCATGATGCATACAATATCGGCGACAAGGTGACATATAGCGACCAGCATTATGTCTGCGTGATGGACGGCTGTGTGTGGGATCCGACGGCATACCCGCAGGGCTGGAGGACAGAAGAGGAGTGGAACGCCATGCAGGAAGAAGAACAGGAGCAAGAGACTGAGAAGACGGAGTAAAGGAAGGTCAAAAGGGAATGGACGTTATTTTGCAGACGTACTACATCCTACTGCCGATCATCGCAACGGCCTTGATCGGCTGGGTAGGGGCGATGCTGAAGGGGCAGAAGAAGCGGGAGCAGGAACGTGTTAAGGCAGAGAAAGAAAAGGCGCATGCAGCGGAGAAGGACAGTAAAGCCGCAAGCACTGGCATCATGCTGGTGCTGCGGTACATGCTTAAACGTTATCACAGCGAGTACATGCTGCAAGGCAAAGTCACCTATGCGCAGTACCAGGATTGGCGGGACATCTTCGCGGCGTACTCTGCACTTGGCGGAAACTCTGTCGCAGTAGATTGGAACGACGATATCGAAGCCCTAGAACGCACAGACGCGATTCCGTCAGCTTCGCCGTTTGAGGTGATGCTGCAGCAAAACTATAGGAAGGGAGGTGACGGAGATGAGTGATAAGGTATACAATGTCCTGAAGTGGATCACTATGTTGGTACTGCCCGGCCTGGGTACGCTGTATTTTGCCCTGGCTAACATCTGGGGGCTGCCGTATGGCGAAGAAGTGACGGGGACGATCACGGCGGTGGTGACGTTCCTCGGCGCGGTGCTGGGTATCAGCACAGCCAAGTATAACAAGACTAAAAATAATAACGTGACGGAGGTAAAGTGATATGGCATGTTTTGCGAGTAAAGTAGTGAATTGGGCGTTGGGAGAAGTAGGATATAAAGAGACTCCCGACAACGTGACGAAATACGCAGAGTATATCGACACTACATATCCCAACTTCTACAATGGAAAGAAGAACGGGTATGACTGGTGCGACGTGTTTGTGGACTGCGGTTTTCTGCAGTGCTACGGATACGAAAATGCTTTGCGCCTGTTGTGCCAGCCGGAGCATAGCACGGGGGCCGGAGTAGGATTCTCGGCCGATTTCTATAAGGCAAAGGGGCAGTTCCATGATTCCCCGAAAGTCGGAGATCAGATCTTTTTCTACAACCCGGCAACGGGGAGTAGAGAGCATACAGGGCTGGTTGTCGCTGTCGATGATGCGCAGGTTTTCACGGTAGAAGGAAATAGCGGAAACGCGGTATCCAGACGGACATACGCCAGAACAGATAAAACGATCTACGGCTACGGACGGCCTGCGTATGATGCGGAGGAGGAGTCCGACATTGAGACGTATACAGTCAAGGCCGGAGATACGCTGAACGACATCGCGAAGAAGTACGGAACGACGGCGGATTATCTGGCGGAGTATAACGACATCGCCGACAAGAACAAAATTTATGTCGGACAGGTCATCTTGATCCCTGCTTTCCCGGAGGATCCGGAAGAGGCGGACGATACGGACAAAGTGTTAGCGTTGCAGACCGCGCTCAACGTGTCCGGATCCGGAGAGTGGGACGAAGAGACGGAGAACGCCGTCGCCAGAAACGAGATCCAGCAGGGCGATAAGGGGATCGATGTCCGTCTGCTGCAGTGGCTTCTCGAAGCAAACGGCTATGCATTGCCTGGATACGGCGATGATGGCATTGCCGGAGCAGAAACGATTAAAGCAGTAAAAGAATTTCAGGCGGATGCCGGGCTAAAGGCAGATGGCATCGTCGGTATCAACACTTGGAAGGCGTTGTGCGGAGTAGAGTAAGACCATATCGGCGATGCCAACAAAAAGGTTGACAGCATGACGGAGATATGTTATACTATATATGCTTTTGTTTTTCATATCGGCCTCTTTTCGAGAGGTGCCGGGGTGGTGTCCGGCGAAAAAGAGTAGCTCAAACATCTGGAAGGACGAGCCGGAAGAAGAGCAGCCCATGATCAGGGCATGGATGCGGGTGCAAATCCCGCCTCTTTTTTTGCAAAAGCTATTGACATGCTCAGGTAGGTGTGATATAGTGATCTTGTCGATCAGACATGTCCCCGCGTAAGCGGGGGTGATCCGATTTGTTTTGTCATGGATCTTTTACTTTCCCAGCGTAAGCAGGGGTGATCCTGGATCTATGCCCGGATCCTATATGATCGACGGTCACTTTCATCCTTTCGGTGAAAGTTGTGAGTAGAAATATGTTTTTTATAGTGTATACTATAAAAACGAAGAAGGCCCCCTTTCGGGGGCTTTTTTCGTTCGCGATTCTATAGATATTTTTTATAACATTCCTATAGCTCGAAGCTCCTTTTTGACTTTTTCCTTACTCATCCCATCCTGTACATAATCCGCGATGTGATCTCCAAGATCAAAAAACTTCCAGTCGATTTCTTTTTGGGCAACAGTATCCCATGAGTAACGCTCGACGAAACACTGCTTTCCAGTATAGCGAATCCACAAAGCTGCCTCATCAAAATTCTCGATAGTCGCCTTCATTTCAGCAACGTCTCTCGCTTCTTTTTTGCAACGAGAAGCATACTTTTTCTGGTCGTCTACATAACTCTCGGCCTTATGTGAATCAATCTTTTTCATATAATAGTCAATAAACGCCTTGCGAATTTTCTCGGCCAGCTCGACTTCATCTTGCGTCCCTTGAAGAGCCGGGTACTGAATCTCTGCTAACATTTTCTTTGCGTTTTCTGTCATTTTCTTATCCTTTCTGGTTTGTGCTGTGTCCTTCAGCTGTGAGTAGGTTTTCAAAGGGTTTGGTTCCTTTGATGATTGTATTATATCATAGGGAATACCCT